CGCGCCGCTCGCCTGCACGTCCTCGTACTGGCACGCGATCCCGATGTGGTCGCAGTTGCGCCGCACGGTGTCGCGCTGCTCCTCGCTGCGTTCGTTGCGCGCGATGCACTCGCGGATGCAGGCTGCGGATGCGTCGAGTCCGCGCAGGCGCTCGGCGGTCAATGCGGGGTCGTAGGTGGGTTCGTCGCTCATGATGTCGGTGCTACGAGGGTCATGAAGTGGGCAGTAAGCCGCACCGCGCCGCCCGTGAAGTTGGAGCCGTTCGCGGTCAGGACTACGTTGTTGGCTGCGGCGAATAGCGCGGGGGCGATTGCGTTCTGCGAGGTCGTGTTCAGCGCGATGGCAACGTCGTTGCCGAACCGATCCGCCGTCACGCCGTCGCCGATGTCAAACGTGGTCGCGCCCGTGATCGCTGTCGTAACGCGAGCCGTGACGCCGAGCAGAATGCAGTTCGCCGGGATGAGGTTCGTAGCCGTGACGGTCGCGCCCGTGAGTCCCGATAGCAGCGTGGTGGACTGCCCGAGTTGCGTGGACTGCCCGTTAGCCCCGGTCGAAAGGAACGTGCCTCCGTAGAGCCGAGACTGCGTGGTCGCAGACGTGCCGATCACCGTCGTGTTGCTGCCGTCGCCAAGGCCGTTGGTGCCTGCGATCACGACTTGGTTGGTCTGCGCGTTGCCGTTGGCGCGGGACTTGTCCCCAATGAACACGCTATCTGACGCTTGTGTCAATGCCGTTGTGCTTGGCGAAGCGCCGATGTAAGCGCCAGCCAACGAGCCAATCGCTGTCATTCGCGACGTTTGCGCGGCTGCTGATGCGCCGATACTGCTGGCTGCACTTGAACCAACAGCCGTATTTGAAGCACCTGTAACGTCACTTATCAACGCTGCATATCCCACGGCAACGCTTTGATTCGCCGTTGTTGCATTGGTCAAGGCGGCATATCCGAGGACGCTGTTCCTTCCACCGCTTGTCAATGCGTCGCCAGCAATCGCGCCGACCAAGGCATTTTCAATTGCCGTGGTCAAACTCAACCCGGCCTGATGCCCGACCGCCGTGTTGCTCGCCGCCGTGCTGACCGTCGCTAGCGTGCAGGTGAAGCCCGTCGTGTTGCCGATGAGCGCCGCCGCCGCAGTCATTACCGTGCCGCTCGTCGCCGTGAAGCCCGTGCCGCCGCTCACGATAGTGACCGCAGACACCGCGCCCGAAGTCACAGTGATATCCGCAGTCGGGTAGGTCACCGCCGTCGCGCCGCTGACGTAGGTCAGTTGCACGGCGTTGTAGGTGGTGGGTCCGGGATTCGGTCCTCCGCTTCCTGCGGTCGTGATGGTGACCGTCGCTGCCGCCGTGGTCGCAGCGCCGAGCGCCGAGCGACCTACGGCGACGTTCGCGGTGCCGAGGGTGTTTGAACCCAAGCATGACGAGCCGATGGCAACTAGGTCGGATGCGCGATTTGCATTTAGTGCCAAATTTCCTACGCCGACCGTATTGCTGCAATCGCCACCAGAAGCAATCGTCGATGTGCCAATTAGGGTGTTTTGAATGCCAGCGCCGATTGATGCGCCAGCCTCGCGCCCAATGGCGATATTAGAGCCACCTTGCGCTGATCGCAGCGCGCCACGGCCTATGGCTACACATCGTGTGTTTACGGACAATCCTCCAAGCGCATCAGATCCGATTGCTACATTGTCATCGCCCGTCGTAATCGCGTCACCCGCACGCGCACCGATACATACGTTCTCGTTGCCACCTGCCTGAAGCGCCGCACCTGCGCTCACGCCTAGAACCGTGTTGTCCGTACCTGCGGGACCGATGCCGACGCGAGCGCCGTTGATGACCGCATCCGCGCCCGTGTACAGCGCGCCACCGATGCCGACGCCGCCCGTCACGCGCAGCGCGCCCGTAGTCGTGCTTGTCGATGCGGTCGCGTTCGTGATGGCGACCGCGCCCGACGAGGTGACCGCGCCGCCGACCGTCACGCCGTCGTTGAACCGCGCAGCGCCGCGCACGCCGAGCGTTTCGAACTCGGGGTTCACGAGGACAGGTGCGCCGCCTGCGGGACCGCGTGCGCCGCGTGGACCTGCGGGACCGCGCTCGCCGGGTTCGCCCTGCTCGCCCTTCTCGCCCTGATCGCCCTTGAGTCCGGGCGGTCCCATCGGACCTGCCGGACCCTGCGCGCCGTCTGCGCCGTCGCGTCCGGGTTCGCCCTGCGGACCTGCGGGACCGACCGGACCCGCTGGACCCTGCTTCACCGCATCGAGCGCCTTGTGCGCCTCATGCGCGCTCTCGGCTGCGGCGGCAGCGGCAGCGCGTGCGCGCTCGGCTCGCTTGCTCGCCTTCTTCGCCAGCACCGTCGCAAGCAGCGCGGCGCGGGTGTCTGCGGGCAGGTCGTGTTCGGGCATCTGCGTTTCGTCGCTCACTCGGTGTCCTCGTCCTTCAGGAGATAGTCAAGCATCTTCGCGGTACTCATCCGCACGGGGTCCATGCTGTTCTTCACGGTCACGAGCAGCGCGTCAATGGCCTTGCGGTCCAAGTCCGCCTCGTCCGCGTCAATCGTCGCCACGTACTCCGCGACTATCTCGCGGCTCATGCGCTTCTCGCGCGCGGCGTCGATCTCGCGCACCTTGCGGTCTGCCCATCCCGCACCCGCGCCTGCCGGGTTCGACGGGTCGCCGCCCCACAGCATCCACGCAATCGCGCCTGCGGAGGGGTAGCCGTCCTCGCCCGACTGCGCGCCCTCGGCATCGAGGTCCACGCGGTGACGGCTGAAGTACGCCGCCATGCGCCGGATCGTCTCCTCGGAGAGGTTGGCGCGGTTGGAGATGTCGCGTGCGCGTGCCACGCCGACCTCCGTACCGCCCCGGTTGAACTCGGCGCGCAACTCCAGCCCACGCGCGGCGAGCCGTGCCATCTCCTCCGTAGGTCGCGTGTCCACGTCGCCGATGGCCTTGGCGGGGTCCGCCTCGCCCCACGCCTTCCCCTCGCACATGGAGATAGCGATGGCGATTGCCTGCTCGCGCGGGTAGCCCTCGTCGAGAAGGGTTCGGATCTTGTCGCTCACGCAGTCGTCTTGCTTGGCGGCGGGCAGCGCGAGGCGCTTGGACGCCTGCACAGGCTCCGGAGCTTCGGCGGGCTCCACAGCGCCCTCGGGCAGCGCGGCGGGCTCTGGGCGGCTCGTAGGCGCCGCAAACGGGAACGGCGCAGCACCGAGCCCCGGCGTAGCGCCGAGCGGCTGACCGTTGACGTACAGGCGGTCGGCGGCGGGATCCTCGAAGGGCTCGTAGCCGGCCTCGATGCGCGCCTCGTTGGGGGTGAGCCAACCGCCGGCCACCGACGTCTGCCGCTCCACGAGATCCTGCTGGCGGTCGGCGGGGACGGGGTTGTCGTATGCGAGGTAGGCGTCGTCCTCGATCTGGAACAGCGGCAGGAGCTTCGCGTTTAGCGTCTCCTCGTCGAGCCGGCAGATCGGCGCGATCGTGCTCTCGCGCCACTGCGCGTATCCGCTCTTGGCGGCAGCGAGGTTAGGGTCGTTTGCCTTGAGCATGGAGACTGGCACGCCGAAGATGGCGGCGATCTCCTCGACGATCTCGTCGCGCCCGCCGAGATCCTTCGTCGGGAACGAGAGCGGCTTCATCTCGACGTCGCCCGTGATCGCCATGAACTTGCCGCTCTTGCGCGTGCCCTGCAGCGCCTCGCGCACCTTCGTCTCGAAGCGCTCGAGCTGCTCCTTGCCGGCGCCGCCCTTCACGATGATGGCGTAGTCCGGGCGCGCCATGTTCTCGAAGAAGGAGAGGTCCATGTCGTGGACTGCCGCGTTCTGCTGAATCACGCCCCACGCAGCCTCGACCTTGCCGAGCCCGTAGAGCAGGCTCTTGGGGTTGGGGCGCTTGAAGTGGATCACCTCGTCGGCGGTGAAGTCCACCTCCGCCTGCGGGTCGATCCCGTAGCGGTAGCCGGCGATGAGCCCGTCGGTCGAGGGCAGCACCTTCACGAGATGCGACGGCATCGTCCACAGCTCGCCCGGCACGTTGAGCGTCGGGTCGATCACGGGGTGGAGGTAGGCGTTGCCCGTGAGCTCGAGGAAGAGAATGCGCGTGACCGCAAGTCCAAAGCCGTCGTCCACGCTGTTCGCCTTGCGCAGCACCTCGAGCACGGGGTGGTCGGTGCTGACCTCCTCGAAGTCGCCCGCGAGCGCCTTGCGCCGCACGAGGCTCGACGGCTGCACCGAAAGATCCCCGCGCAGGTATTTCTTACGGGCGGTCGGCACGGGGCGCGTGTCGAAGAGCTTGCGCCCGTTGGGACGGCTGCGGACGTAGAGGCGCAGCGGCACGGACGCGACCGCCTGCGCGTTGATGGACGCCGCCGCGTAGATCCACGACTGGTAGGCAGCGACCGCCGCGCGGTAGGAGAACGGCTGCGCCTTGGGCCGCCCGCTCTTGTCGATCACGGACAGCGATGCATCGGTGTACTTGTCCGCTGTCTCCTGTGCCTTGCGACGGAATAGGTCGAGGATGCCCATGTGGTCAGAAGATCCGTATGTCGAGGGTGTTCGAGTGCGCGTGCGCGTGATGCCGGACCGCGAGAGCGAGGGCGCATACGCCGTCGTCGTGAAGTCCGGGTGGCGCCTCATACCTTACGCCCGTCCGCGTGTGCTCGTAGCCGAACGCCTCGAGCTCGGCGCGGAGCCAGCCGTCCGGGAAGGAAATGCGCCCTTGCTGTATCGCGGCGGCGAGCCCCTCCATGATCTGCTGCTTGCTCGGTGCCGTGAACTTGAACCCCTCGACGCTCGGCAGCGCCCGCTGCAGATCCTCGACGATGGGGTCGCCGACGCCGGTCGAGTCGATGAGCGCGGGCGTATCACAAATGATACGAATTAGGCGCTCGCGGGTGTCGCCCCACTGCCCCTGCCAGCGCTCGAGGGCGACGGTGTTGCCGTTCGCGTCGAGCCCTACGGCGACCGTCCAGTCCTGCGACTTGGCAAGATCGACGCCCCATACGGCGACCGACTTCTCGCCTAGCGGGCGGACGCACTTGGCGATCGCGTCGATGCCGAAGGGGTTGCCGCCGTCGTCGCTCGGCTCGGCGAGGTATAGCTCGCGGAACACGGCGCGCGGCAGGTCGCGCTCTGCCGACTCGACCTCCTCGCGCTTGATGACGCCGCCGGCGACCGCATCCCACGCGGTGAGTTTGTGGTAACCGACCTCGCCCGCCGGCTCCTGTTGCGCCCTCTGCGCGAGACGGTGCACCCAGTTCCGCCGCCCGCGCACGTTGCCGATGATGCGGACGGGGCCGCGCGTAGCGGTCAGCGTCGAGCGCACCGCGTGCCACGACTCCTCGCGCATGCGGGTCGCCTCGTCGAGCACGGCGCCGTAGCAGTCCTCGCCGTAGAGGTTGTCGGGGTCGTCGCCCGACTTGAACCAGATGCGGCACCCGTTGCCGAGCTCGATCCACATTTCGGTATCGTGCGACTTCCACACGCGCTTCGTGGCGTCGGCGGCACGGAGCCACGCCTTCATGCGGTCGAACGCGATGCGGCTCTGCTGGTAGACCGGGGCGACCCACCAGTAGGCGTGCCCCTCGGTCTTGTCGTTCCATGCGTGCCCGAGGAGCCACACCATCGTCCCGGCGGTCTTGCCCGCCTTGGTCGATGCCTCGATGACGACGATGCGGCGCGGGTCGTGCACCGCCTCGTACTGCTTGGCGTACAGCGCGGGCAGGCGCAGCTCGGCGGCCATCAGTCCCGCCGCTCGAAGGTCACGGGCTTGAGCTCGATCCGCTCGGTCGCCAACCCCTCATCAAGCCGCTCGGCGCGGTCGGCGACGGCGAACGTGTCCACGTTGTCCTTGTGCATCGTGGTCAGCAGCTTGACGGCGGCGAGCTTCTCGCGCGCGGTCGTGGCGTTCGTGAGCACGCCGATCACGACGCGCGGCAGGCTCTCGTAGATGCTCTCGGGGATCTGCCAGCCACGCAGGATGGCGCGCCGCAGGAGGCGCAGGTCGCCGCGCGGCTTCTCGGGCCGCACGAGCCCAGACTCTCCCTTGCCCTCGGCATCAGCCGGGTTCGATGGTGTGATCTCGTCCATGCGTGAGCCTACGCGCGCTGCGCTTGCTTGCCTGTCAGCGTCTCCCACCGCTTCACGATCACGTCGCAGTAGGCGGGGCTGATCTCCATGCCGTAGCACTTGCGCCCGAGTTGTTCGGCGGCGATTAGTGTCGTGCCGCTGCCGAGGAACGGGTCAAAGACGCTGCCAGTGGTGTATGACAAACACCATGCCATAAGTTCCACTGGCTTCTGTGTTGGATGTTGCTTGTTGTACGAGGTG